TATGGAGCGTTTCAAGGTGTTACGGCTATGATGGGCGTAGAGAATGAGAAGTTAAAAGAAACCTTTATCAAACTACAAGCAGCACAAACTGCTCTAGTATCAATTGAACAGATTAGAACGGTGCTAGAAAAGGAATCCTTCTTAATGATTAAAGGTAAGGTTCTTTGGACTAAGGCTGAAACATTAGCAACGGGATTACTAAGTAGAGCAAAGGTAGCAGATGCAACTGCAACAGCAGGAGCAACACTAGCAACTAAAGCATTTACTGCTGCTTTAATAGCAACTGGTATAGGTGCTATTGTGGTCGCCATAGGTTTACTTATCGCAAACTTTGATGCTGTAACTACCGCTGTAAAAAAAGCTGTTGATTGGTTTAAGAATTTAGGGGAAGGTGTAAAATTAGTAATTTCTATTATATTCCCTTTCATTGGTTTAATAAGGCTAGTTAATGCTGCGTTAATAGAAATGGGTGTTATTGAAAGCGATGCAGCAGAAACAAGTAGAAAGGCGAGTGAGAAGAAAGCAGAAGCAGCAAGGAAAGCAGCAAAAGAGTATATTGAAGCAATAAAAGCAGAAGAAAAAGCACTTAAAGAAGCGACCGATGCAAAGGTTAAAGAGATAGATTTTGAGATAGCCAAAAGAAATGCAGCAGGTAAAGATGTTTCTGATCTCGAGAGAGAGAAGATTAAACTACTAATTGAGTCAACACAAAAGGAAATTGACTTAGCCAACAAAAGAAACGAAAGTAGGATTAAAGAGATTCAACTTATCGCTAAGATGGACAACTATGTAGGAGACTTAGCAAAGGAAAGGTTAAAGGAAATTGAAGCAGAAGGATTAGCACTAGAGACTTCGTTAACTGGTTACACTCAGCAACTAGAAATCTTTGAAATCAAGCAGACTAAAATAAGAAGAGATGCAGCAGCAAAGAATAAGAAGTTTGCGGAAGAGGAATTTATAGAAGAGTATGAAAGAAGAGCAGCAAATAACATAGCCTTTGAAGAGCAAGAAATAGCATCAACTAATAAGACTAATGAAGAACTATTAAAAATCTATCAAGACAATCAAGAGAAGATTAAGAAGCAAAGAGAGCAAGACTTAAAAGATGAGTTAAATGCAAACTTAGCCAAGATAGATGCAGTAGAAAACTATGCTAATGCAGCAAGCGATATAACAGGTTCACTATTTGAAGTCACTAACAACTTAGGGAAGAAAGGAGAAGCAGCAGAAGAGAAAAGAGCAAAGAGACAATTCGGAGTTGAAAAGTTATTAGGTATTACAGAAGCAGCAATTAACACGGCTAAAGGGATTGTTAAATATACAGCAAGTGGTAACTTACCAATGGTCGGAGTAATGGCAGCAACGGGAGCAGCACAAATAGCAGCAATAGCAAGTAAGAAGTTTCAGCCAGGAGGTGGAGGTGGTGGTTCAGCAAGTTCTGCTACAAGTTCAATCACTTCGGGTTCTGTGTCAAGTTCAAGCGGTGGTGTTGAAGGTAGCGGAGGAACGCAAACAACCAACACAGAAGACTTAACTAATGATGGCGGAGGTATGCAAACGGTGTTAGTATTAGATAGCCTTACTAAAGTACAGAACAAACAAAATAAGATTGACGCATTGAGCAGTATATAAACCAAAAAAAAAGGAGGGCGGTAAATCTAAAAAGCCTACTTAGTTAATTCTAGGTAGGCTTTTGTCATAATACCCTTTTTTAACGGTAACACGTTATAGTAGTATGAAGTTACCAATATACAAAGCAATTCTAGCAGATGATGACGAAGGCATGGACTTCAACTCTTGGGTTGATGCACCTGCACACAGCAAGGCTTTTGAATTATTCGGTAAGAACGACAAAAAGAAACACACCTTTTTCGATAACGAGAGAATGATTGTTAGCGGTGTTGCTATTGCTACTGATACACCTATTTATAGAAACAGCCCAGAAATGGGAGAGTTTTACGTTTACTTCGATAAAGAGCAGACTTACAAGATTGCTAAGCGAATGATGAAAAGCAACTTCTTACACAATGTAAATAAGATGCATGACGGGGATGACGTAGTAGACAAGTCAAAGGTTACTTTAGTAGAGTCTTACTTCATTGATTATGATCGTGGCGTAACACCTCCAAAGTCTATGGAGAATCAAAACCTTAAAGACGGTACTTGGATAATCTCATATCAAATAGAAGATAAAGAGACTTGGACAGAATTAAAAAGCGGTAAGTTCTCAGGCTTTTCAATCGAGGTTTGGATGAGTATCACTAAAACGAATTTTAAAAATCAAAACAAAAATAAAATGAGTAAAACGAAACAAAGTTTCAAGGACTATATCAAAGCGTTCTTTAACGAGAATGAAGTTGAAGCAACTCCTATTGAAACAAAACTAGCAGAAGCGGTTACTACTGACGGTGTGACTATCTCTTGGGATGGAGACATGGCAGAAGGTACTGAGGTATTTATGATTGACGAAGAAGGCAACAAGATACTTGCACCAGAAGGAGCGCACACCTACACTAATGAAGACGGCAAAGAAGTAGTTATTACTATTGATGCTAACGGAATGGTAGCCACTTACGAAGAGATTGAGGTAATGGCAGACGAACCTAAAGAAGAGGAAGAGGACGAAGCAGTAGAAGCGATGGAAGAACTAGCGAAAGAAAACGCTGAACTTAAAAAGCAAAACGAAGACTTCTCTAAACAAATCGAAACTTTAACAAAGGAACTAGACAAAGAGCCTAGCAAACCTGCACCAACAAATACAAAGAAAACATTTAACCTAACTGAATACCTTAAAAACAAATAAAATGAGCAAAAGACAATTTAAAAAAGCAATAAAAGAAAAATTCGGTTACGATGTGGCTGATGCATCTACTTATGTAAACATGGAGTCTACGGAATTGATTCCTCAATTGATTGAAGCATCTGACTTCTTATCAAAAGTAACTATTGACCAAGAGTGTACTAAGAACACAACTAAGAAAATCAAAATCTTTGACGTGACTATGGATATCGAAGCACTTTCTGCTTGTGATGTTTCTGATTCTGGTGGTGCTATTGACTTCTCAGAGGTTAACTTAACACCTGCGTTAGTTGGTTCTAATGACTTCTACTGTAATGATGACTTAAATGCTAAATGGACAGCGTTATTATTGGCTAAAGGTGCTAAAGCAGGACTAGAAGAGTTACCAGCATCTCAACAAGTTACAGCGGTTTACGCAATGTTACTTAAAAAGAGAGTTGAAGATAAGATTTGGTTAGCAGATACTGATGCAGTTTCTCCAACTTTGAATATGTTTGACGGTTTACTTAAGCAATTTAAGAACGACCCTAATATCCCTGCATACGGAGACGGAACAGCGGTTAGTGCGTCTAATGCTTTGAGCATCTTTAAAGGTGTTGCAAGAACAGTATCTTCTAAAGTATATGATAACGATATTGCTTTTGATATTAGATGTTCTCAAGTTGATTTTGAGTTCTTAATTGACAATATCTTAAATGATAACAACTACTCTTATACTGCACAAGTAGAAGGAGAAGGAAACGCAAGAAGTATTAACATACCTGGTACTTCTGTAAGAGCGGTAATCCAAAGACAATTGTCTACGGGGGAAATTTACGCTGTACCTTACCAATATATTGCAGTAGGAACTGATGCAAGTTCTGATTTAGATGCTATCGACTCTCACTTTTCTGAGGAAACTTTGAAGTTGAGAATTTCTACTAGAATGTTCTTAGACGTTGCTTACGCAAGACCTGAGTATTTTGCTAAGTATGAAGAAGTAGCATCATAATTACTAACACTTAAAACTTAAACAATATGAGTTGTGAAATTTTAAGCGGATATACTAAAGCCTCCTGCGCAAGTGTGGGAGGTTATAAGTCCGTTACATTTATACCGCATAGCGGAATAGAATTAACCGTTGTATCTAATTTAGTAGATAGTTACACGCAAACTTTAGATGCTTTTAAATTCACTCCTGATGTAGCGAGTGGAATGGCAGACGAGAATGCTACGGGTTCAAGAGAAAATAATACAAACATCTACGAGCAGAATGTAATGATTATGCTTAAAGATAATAGTACTGACACAATCCAAAAAAGGGATGCACTTTGTACAGGTTATTGGATGGCTATTGTAGAAGATAACAACGGACTTTTCAGAGTCTATGGTTGGAAGAATGGACTGTTTAACGGTTCGTCTACTACTACAACAGGTCAAGCATTAGCAGACATGGCAGGAAGTACTATTAATATTGCAAGTACTGAACAAGTATCTGCACCTTTTATTTCAGCGGTTGATGCTGCTGCAATAGTTAGTTACGTATCTTAAAAAAATAGGGGGGTGTGATTCCCCCTTTATTACTTATGTTATATTCAAATCTTAATGATTCAAACCGCTTATGTGTTGAGGCTAATGAACTTAATACGAGCGGTTTTTATTTATGGCGTGTAGTCAACGAACAAACAAAAGTTGAAGTAGTTGAGTACTTAACTTACACGGATATTTCTACTAGATTTGTAGAGTTTGATGTAACACTACCTACGGACTTGAATATAACAGCAGCAGGAGACTATACTTATTATATTTATAATGGGGATAATATTGATACTGATTACAATAATTTCACTATCTTAGAGGTAGGTAAAATGAGAATAGATGAGTAAGAAGAAAAACCAAACGATGTTTAACTTTGGTAAGACATATACAGTGCCTTTAGCAATAGAGGAAGAGGACAACGGTAAGAATATTATTACATGGGGTAAAGACAATTTATACCCTCAATGGGCTAACTATTTATTCTATCATTGTGCAGTACACCAAGGTATTATTAAAGGTAAAGTATTCTATACTATTTCGGGAGGTCTTAAAGAAACGACTAACAATAAAGATTTATTAAAGTTAGTTAATCCTATCTTACATGGAATTGATCTAAACCTAGAATTAGGAGATTGCTACTATGTAAAATGTAGATTATCAGCAGATAAAACTAAGATTGAAAAGGTGTCACACATTCCTTACGAATGGGTTCGTGTTACCCAAAACGGAAACTTTAGAGTGAGTCAAGATTGGACAGACACAACAGTAGACATAATGGACTACTACTCTTATAAGAATAAGTCAGATGATGACTTAACTTTTATATATCAGTACAAGGTAGAGCCTATGCAGATGCTAGTAGAATTAGATAGTAAAAAAGTAACTTACAACTACTATCCAACACTTCCTTATTCTGGTGCTATTAAATCAATACTAACTGATATTGAGATAACTAATTACACGCTTTCAGAGGTGGTTAATAACTTTAGTTTAGGTACTTTATTACAACTCAATAACGGAGAGCCTAAAAAGTTAAGTGATAGAGAAGATTTAGAAGATAGAATTTTAGAGACTGCTACGGGTTCAGATAATGCAGGCGGTGTGTTTATTACTTTTGGAGATGGTAAGGAAACAGAGCCAACAGTAGCACACTTAAACGGCAACCAATTACACGAGCGTTATGTAACATTGAGTGAGGATGTGAGAACAAATATGTTAAGAGGTCACAGCGCACAAAGTGGAGAGTTGTTTGGGTTTCAAAAAGAAGGTTCATTCAATGCTGAAACATTAGATTGGTCGTATTGGATATTTAAAGAGAATTATGTTAAGGTAAGGCAAAAGCAGTTACTAGACTTTGTTAATTTCTTATCCAAGTTTAACGGTGTTAATGAAGTTCAAGAGTTTAACGAAGTTAGTTTACTAGGTCAAAATGAATCTACTAACGTGGTAGGAGATAGACTTAATAATATGTCTCCTTTATTGGCTAATTCTGTAATATCTAATCTAACTATAAACGAGATTAGAAATATAGCAGGACTGTCTAGTATAGAAGGTGGAGATAGCGTAGCAAAAGCGGCTACATTTTCTAAGCAAGAAACATCTGATAAGGTTATTTCAGAGTTTATGAAATACGGAACACCTAAAGATAAAGTAGAGTTCTTAGCAAGTGAGCCGTTGAGTGATGAGCCTTTTAAAAGCGTGTTTGCTACATTACCAAGTAAACAAATACAAGTATTAAACCTAATTATAGCAGGGGAGAGTTTTGATTCTATACACCAATCTACAAAGATTAACCCTTTAGAGTTGAGT